TAATGCTGCACCAACAGTTTTATAAGGAGCAGCAACAGAACCAGTTGAAGTGTATATGTCAGTTCTAGCTGGATTTACATACCAGTGATTGTCTGGTGGCACAAAAAATCCTGTTGGAAATGCTAGAATTTCTCCAGACGGGCCATAAAATCCAGATGCAGTTATAATACCCGTAGTATTAATGCTGGAGGTAGTACCTATTCCAGTACCTGCAGGTCCAACAAGTCCAGCTGCTTGCTGCGTTACACCTAATGTTGGTCTATATCCTACGGTAACATTATAGTCTGTCATTTCTTATACAACTATAGATGAATTTACTAAAGCCATTCCCTTGATTATTTTTGTAATTTTTCCTGTCCCAGTCGCAGTGATTACAACATCATAATAATATCTACCAGCATCCAATGCATTTGAAATTGTATTCCCCATAGATAATACAACTTGTCCAGCAGCAGTTACAATCCCGACAGTAAATGGTGTTGTGGCAGTTGAGGTTGAAAATTTTTTAACTGCAGCAGAAGCAGTATACCCAGTTAAATCAAGTGGAGTACCGTTTGGATTTCTTACGGTAAATACATCTTCATAATAGGTGCCTTGTTCAATTGTGATATTAACCTCTGGAACTGCCATCGCACAATTAGAATTTTAAGTATTTATCACAAATTTTTTATCTAAATACTTGCAGTCCATTATTTTTTAGAAAAATGAAAAGACTTCTTTTAGCCTTTTCGTTATTCCTAACTACACCTGTTTTTGCTGCTGAAATTACATCAAGAATTACTGATTCTGTTCAATTAGGCGTACAGGGTGCAGCGGTACAATCAACCAGAATTGGCGGCCAATATTCTGCTTCTGGTACAAATATTAATGCAACAACATTAGGCGGTGTTAGTACTGCTGGTTCTTATGGAGTCAATACAGCAGGGCAAGCATTTAACTTCTCTGAGACAAGTCGTACTGCAGATACACCTGTCACCACTCAAACGGTCTCTGGTGGAGCAATTGCTTCTCCCAACCTTTATGGGGATTCTGTTACTCAGTTAGCAGGAGACAAAGGTACTCTTGCTGGTACTTTATCACCTACTGGTGTTGGTTCAGTAACTGCTGGTGGTCCTGGTACAACGGCAACAGCACAAAGAGCAGTTGAACTGAGTGTATTCAAATGAAACATATCCTAGCAGGTTTATTCCTGCTAGGGTTTTTTAATACTAATGCCCTGGCAGAAAGTGTTGTTCCTAACTTTACTAGAGGAACTATTACAGCAGAAACTAAAACACGTACAGAAATCGTCGAAACAATTCGACAAATAGAATATACCACTGGAACATCTTATACAGTGAGTGGCACGAATATTAATATTCCTGGTACTCCTGGTCCTGGTACTAATTATAGTATTGTAAATCAAGGTGCTCCGTTCCAGTTCAGTGAGACAATTCTTGGCACTGGAGTGGCAAAAGAGACATGGATAGATCGAACAACTACACAAGATTCTACAACAACCTCTACATCTGTCTTTACGCAATAGTGTTTGCTGGAGGTGCTTTTGCTCAGCAGGCACCTTCAAACACAAATATTGCTGGCCCTTCAGCATCTGCTACTGGTAATGTAACCAACCAGGCAGTACAGGTTCTTCAAGGTCCCTATGCAATGAATAATTATGGTAATGGTGTTGCCTGCCAAGGTGCCACATTTTCATTATCTCCATTCATGTTGAAGAGTGGCAATGGAAGTGAAGATCCAGAATCATTTGACTCTGGCAGTCACAACTGGGGCATCTCTGCTGGTATTAATATTCCACTTGATGGTGGATTGATGGAATTGTGTAAGGAGAGAGCAAGGACAGAAATCAAAAGACAGAATGCTGAGGCAGATAAAGCACGTTTAGATTTTGAGTTAGTTAGATTACTTAAATGTGGTGAAGCCCTTAAAGCAGGAATTAGTTTTAGTCCTCTATCACCATATGCAAAAGTGTGTGAAGATGTTGTTGTTAGGTATCTTAAACAATAAATACAACGTTACCTTTACAAAATAGTAATGGCAAAGTCATCAAACAAAGGTAAGAAAGGTTCCAATGGTTCCAAACAGAACCAAGGGAATGCTACTGCCAAGAAAGCAAAGAACGGCGGTAAGAAAAAATGAGGATTTATGGCAAGAGAGTGGGACACTCCTAAACGTGAGTGTTGGAACAAACCTATTCATCAAATTCTTAAAGCAATAGACAACCACACCCGCCTTCATTTGGAGACGGGTGATTTTTGGCATGAGGAACAGGCACAGATACTAAGAAAGTATGTTAAAGAATTAAAAGTTTTTATACATAAAGAAGAAAGAGTAAATTATGATGAATAAGATAGCATTAGTTTTTTCAACGTTAAGTTTAGTTCTCAGTGGTGCTCTTTGTGTAGGTGCATATGTAACCTACAAGAAAGCAGAACAAGTTTTGAACAACCCAGAGAAGTATGTCAGTCAAGTAGTAGATAAGGTTATTGATAGAGTTGTGGAAGAGCAGGTAAATAAAGCATTTGAAAAATTACCTATTCCTAAACTAAATACTGGGAAGTTTAAATTCCCGTTCTGATGTCCTTAAAAGATCCATACATCTATCGTATCAAAGAAATCACAAAGGTAGTAGATGGCGACACTATTGATGCTGACATTGATCTTGGTTTTGATATCTCCCTTACTAAGCGAATTCGTCTTGCTGGTGTCGATACCCCAGAGAGCAGGACAACTGATGCGAATGAAAAGAAATATGGTCTCCAATCTAAAGAATGGCTTAAATATAAAGTAGAAAATGCTAAGGACATTTTGATTAAAACTGAACTTCCTGATAGTACAGAGAAGTATGGAAGAATTATTGGACATCTATTTGTAAACGATCAAGAGACATCATTGAATGATCAAATGATTGTTGAGGGATATGCTTGGCCTTATGATGGTGGTACAAAAAAGAAAAACTTTGTTGAATTAGATGCAAAGCGTAAGAAGTAGTTATTTCTTTTTGTTTGATAATTTATACTGACGTTGCTTCTCAACTTTAAATTCTTTCTTAAGTTTCTTAGCAACTACTTTTAATTCTTTTTCTTTTTCGAAAGCAAAGAAAAGTTGTAACTCATAATCAGTCAAATCTTTGGATAGAAGTTTCTTACTACGAATCCAAACTTGAGTTGCTATTGGTTTAAAGAACTTCAATAGGAAATCTACTGCGGACTTACCCAAAAGCGCAGCTGCGGTCGCTGCCATCGCTGTGGTGCCTGCCAGTGCCACTTCTTTGTTTGTGGGGATTGGAACTGCTCCTAGGATAGGCACCTGTATCTCTGCTGATATAGGTTTCTCTTTGGTTGGCAGAGTATCCGCAGTTGACTCTGATTTCTCTTGTGGTTGTTGAAGTTGAGGAACTTTAATTGCTGATATTATTGGAGGAGCATCAGGAAGTCCTCTGCTTTTTTCCTGTTGCTGCTGTTGTTCTTTTTCTCTATCTGCTTTTACAGCAGCATCAAACTCTTCCTGTGTAGGTACATTAATCACAGGATATTTTATATTAGGTCGTGGCACATCCACTATGGGAGGTGCCAGACCGTTTGTAAATGGAACCGACGCTTTAGGCGGCGGGAGTTGATCTACTATAGTCGGGGTTATCCCCTGGATCGCAGTTTGCACAACCTGAGGTTGCTTCGGCGGCGACAGTTGGTTCGACTGGAATGATGGGATCAATGATGAACTCGGGTTCGGGATCCCTTCTAGTGGGTTTATCGGCATCGTCGTCTTTATCTCCCTTCTTTAGGGTATCAACTCCAAAGGTTGCTGCAGCAGCAGTGAATACTGTAGCAATAAATGTAGGGTCCATCTTTGCAAGAAGACCAGCATAACTAGCAGTTAGAAGAGCAGCACTCCAACTCAAAACACTAATTCTAATAATCGTGCTCATACATTTTTCCTTTTTGTTGTCGGGCATTGTCGTTGTTGGGATAGGTTAACCTTTTTTCCAAGATTCACCTTCTGCTTTTCTTCTACGAGCAAGTCCTGCTTCTACATTAGATCCAGGATTACGGTAGAGGTATAAAGCATCTGGAACTTTGTCCCATTCTTTATTCTTCAGTGTGCGTGTAATAGTGTTGAAGTTATCACCACCATAAAAACCAGCGCCAAGATTATAAGCAAAGGAAAGAAGTGCTCCTCTTTTGCCGTCAGACATTTCGCCCCAATGTGGGATCTTACGAAGTGATGGAAGAAACTGGTTCTTACATTGAGTAATCAATAACTCATCTGCTTCCTGTTGAGTGATAGTATCTCCCATATGGAATGGTGATCCATCCTTCTTACGGGTAGTTCCCCAACCAATAGTGATTGGAAGACCACCAGATAAAGGATCTGGATATGCTTTAAGATGACAACCTTCAAACTCTTTAATGAGTTTTAAACCTGTCATAGGCATATCATCACCACTAGTTACAGGAGCTGCAGCAGTTGGTGTGGATGCTGGTGCAGCACTAGTCTTTTTTCCTCTGTAAATCTCTGCCCAATCAATGTTATCTTCTAGATACTTAACTGGGAGATTGTCTTCTAACCACTGAACTGCTTTGACGTGATTAGGATTTCTTTCATCATAGAATTGAAAGAAGTTGTGTAAATCGATTCTTGCCATTGGTTTTCTCCTTATGTATCAAGCGAAAATGCGGCCCCAACCATCGTTGCCACCTGGGCACCAACGATGCTTAAGAACTGCTTTGGTATAAACGGTCTTCTTGCCGTTTGTTACTGGTCCAGTATAGTTGTCGTTCAACGAACCATAAGGATCATTGACATAGTATCCTTTACCATCTGGAGTCTTACCGATGACTACACACATGTGCCCACCAGTAGGTGAAGAAAGAGAGCCCCTGTGAAGGATACCAATAACAACAGGTTTCCCAGCATCCAAACTCTTATCAATATCAGAGAAAGAAAGATTGTAACTAAAGTGTGACTTAATACCATAACCTTGTAGAACACGAGTTTGAACTGCGTGGTCAGTTGTATCACCAATAGCAAATACTTTCGTAACATACTCATCATCACCTTTGATGCTTCCTGGTTTGAGGAAAGCAAGGCACATAGCACACGAGGAAGAGTTGCAGGTTCTTTGTGCATCTCTATAGTTGTCCACTTGATTGAAATAAGGAACCGCCAATACTGCTGGAGTTGGAGGTTTTGTTCTGAAAATTCCTATCCACTCTGTTTCAGAATCATCCAAGAATTCAGCAGGAAGGTTATCTTCTAACCATTGAACTGCTGCTACGTGATCTGATTTCTTTTCATCATAAAACTTGAAAAAGTTATGAAGATCTAGAGTCATAATCCTCTTTATAATTGCACTGAGATATTTATAAAAAAAGCGCCTCAAAAAGGCGCTTGATTATGTTCAGTTGATTACCAAATACCAGGAATAATTTGACCAGTGGTGAGATAGGTTCCAACTGCGATTACAAATCCAAGCATAGCAAGGCGAGAATTAAGAAGTTCTGCCTCAGGGGTAAATCCGAATTTCATTTTTGTTCTCCTTAGTAAGTTTCTGAAAGTTGATTTATTGACTGTGCAAGAAGCACAAAGAAGACAATACTAGTGATAGTAAAGATTGCTTCACTCATCATAGCACACCAAAGAAGAGGTGTCCAGTGGTTGCATAAGATACAATTGCAGCAACAAATCCAAGCATCGCAAATTTTCCATTAGCAAGTTCTGCGCGTTCGTTGTGCGTCATCATCCCATACTTAATGGCATCTTCATCAGAGATGTACATCTTAGGTTCACGCGCAAACATATTTTGTTGCCCGCGATCATTAGTCGTTACAGTCATTTTTGTTTTGTTACGAAACATTACAACATTATATAGGAAATCTTAAGACCTGTCAAGCACTTTGTTGTGCGGCAGAATTTTCAGTTATCCTACCCAAGTAAGGATCATAATTCATATAATCTTTGATATCAATATTAGCTCCATTCTGTTGCCAAAAATTTGACAGTGCATCATGAGGAGCTTTATGGAATATTGAAACATG